TGGAATCGTCAAAAAGTTCTTGCAGTCGTTCTTGTTCTTCTTCATCCATGTCTTCAGGAAATTCAATGTCCTCCCAACATCCATCCCACATGTTGTCTAATTCAACATTTTCAATATTGTTAACACAGCAGTCGTACATGTTAATACTATCGAGTCTGCCATCACCACCGGGCACATAATCAAATTCAAACTCTGGAGGATTGTCGTCAACGGTTTCTACAATAAACGTAGCACCGCGATATCCGGTTTTTCTAGTTATTGTTTGCTCGTCTTTGTAGTAGTGTTCGTGTTCTTCGCAAGATTTTTTATAGTATGGTGATACTTTCCATATAGCCATTAATCCTCCTCATCAAGTTGTTCGGCTAGGTTGTAGAAAATCATAAAGGCAGTTAATAAAAATATTATAGCAAAAAGTTCGCCTACATGCAAAGATAAGGTGCCCAAAATCCAAAAATATAAAAAAATAGTTAATCTTCTCACTTTTTGCCTCTATTAGCCACAGCATCCTTTAACATAGACTTGACTAATAAAATCATTTTGTTTTTTTCCTTGTCAGCTAAAATTTGCACCAAGGCCTGTTTGTCTTCGTAACTTTTTGCGTTATCTAAGAAATCGGCAGGTACTGTTAATTTTGGTTTCTTTTTAAACTTTTTTAAATTTGCTTTTAGGTCATCATCATCGGACATTTATTATTGTTATTCTTTCCGATCTCCAAACAACTGAAGCAAACTTAGAAATAAATTAATAAAATCTAAGTAAAGGGTAAGAGCTCCCATAACTTCAATCGCAGGACCGTCCGATTCCATAAGTTGCTCTCTAATTTTTTGAGTATCATACGCGGTCAGGCCTAAAAAGATAACAACTGCTACGGCACTGATTATGGTTTGAAGCAAAGATGATCCTATAAAGATATTTACTATACTTGTGATAATGATCGCGATTAAGGCTACCAAAAGGTACTTTCCGAGACTATCTAAACTTTGCTTAGTAAAATAGCCGTACGCACTCATAGTTACAAACAAGATGGCTGCACCAAAAAATGCACTGGCAATACTGGCTGTAGTGTATACAACAAAGATAGTTGCAAAACTTAATCCCATTAATGCGGCAAATCCGTGTAAGCAAAGTAAAGCCACAGGTCGACTAGGTTCAGAGCTGAGAATAAATCCTACTGCAAAGATTGCAGCCAATGGAGCAAACATAACTACCCACTTCATGATACCAGTGAATAGGAAAGTCATTAATGCAGCATTGGAAGCAACCAGAGCACTGACTACCATGCTGGTAATTACAGCTAATGCCATATTATTATAGACACTTATCATACTGTCGTTTATTTCTGCTGGTGTTTTATATGGTATAGCGTATTGCATAGTAGTCTCCTTATCTAGGGGCAAATTCTTGTTGAAGTTTAACATTGTCAAAGAACTCTTTTTTAGTTGCAGGGTCGTTTTTAAATGCACCTTTTAACACGGTAGTTTGAGTAAGGCTAGAGTGCGCCATAATTCCGCGATTTTCACAACAGCCATGTGTCGCCTGTATGTATACAGCCACATCCCCAGTTCCAGTTGCAAATTCAATTTCTCGTGCAATGTCCATACAAAGTTCCTCCTGTAGTGTACCTCGGCGAGCACACCATTGCGCAATTCGTGTGTATTTTGAAAGCCCAATGAGTTTGGGACCAGCAATAATACCAATATACGCCACGCCGGAAACAGGCTGGTGATGATGGCTGCAAACACTCTTAAGTTCTGAACGGACAACGAGCATACCTTCGTATTTTCCTGCCGTGTCATTTGGAAATGCAGTTGCGTTTGGAGTTGGATCATATCTACCTGCCATTAATTCATAAACATACATCTTGGCCAAGCGACGAGCTGTGCCTTGACTATTAGGATCTGTTGCGGTATCAATGACTAGACTTTGCAACACTTGTTCAAACTTATCTTCTAATTCGTCAACTAGTTGTTCATGCTCACCGGGATTGATATAATCAGCAATATTATCACCGGCCCAATAACGTGTATGTGCCTGTTCAAGTCTATTTCTAATAACCTGACTAATTGGTCTCAAGTTACTTGGTTGCTTTTCAACTTCGTCATTACTTTCGTACATCTTTTCGTAAACCATTAAGTGTCTCCAATAATTGTAATATCTCTAAGATCTGGATATTGATGGTATTTAGGTCGTTCATCTATGTCACGCAATTTTATCAAACCAAGTTGTGCGTCTTCAATAGTGGGCCGATAATGATAGCCAACTTTGAAAACACGCTGCGTCTGCCACGGTTGGACCGTAAGGTTACGTCCATCATATCTTTGCTGTAATAAAAAGCCATATGCTTCCTTGTCATCTAATAGTATAGCACCACCGTGGCCTATTTGTAAAGGCTTGTTATGACCAAAACTCAAACACTGCATCTGTCCGGATCTGTACATGTCTTGTTCTAATCTACGTGCTGAATCCCAAATATCTGTACCATAGAATCGGTACTCTCCAATCCATTTTTCTGGTACTAGTTCATAATTGATACCTAACTTGTGCATAGTCATTGGTATTGACAAATAGGTATAAGCAGTAAATTTGGTATGAACTACTCTACGATATCTAAGACACATTTCAATAGCATGAGTACAACAATCGGTCATTATAGCATACGGTGCACCAGTGTATTCGGCTAGTGCTTGCTCAAATTTCAAAATTGTATCAAAGCTCACGAGTATACCACCGATATGCAGAATCGACAATTTGATTGATAGTTGAATATTTTGGTTGCCAAGCAAGTTCTCGTCTTGCTCGAGATGCATCGGCAATTAACTGATCGGGGTCGCCTGGTCGCCTTTCGCCTATTAATACGTTGATAGGACCATAGGTAACATTAACATAATCAATGATTTCTTGATTACTGATACCTTGATTAGTACCTAAATTAAATATGGCAGCTCTACCATAATTATTCCATTGAATAGCTCTAAAGTGTGCATCTGCTAAGTCCCAGACATGTATGTAATCTCTAATACAAGTATGATCTGGTGTTGCATAGTCCACTCCGTTCAATGTAAACGATTTATTGTTTATTTTTGATTCAAGAAGCCTAGCAATAATATGTCCTGCACCTGGTTCTTGACCAAGATCTGCATTGATTGGCTCGGCACCAGCAGCATTAAAATATCTAAAGCAAACACTCGGTAATCCGTATGCATGATTATAATTTTGTAATACTTTCTCGATTATGTCTTTGGTATGCCCATATGGACTAATTGGATTTATCCTGTCTGTTTCAACCAATGGAACATGATCAGGATTGCCGTACACACTAGCACTAGAACTAAAAAGAACGAGCGGTTTCTCCTGATAATTTTTAACATGGTTTAAAAAAGTAATAGTTCTAGCAACATTGTTGTCGTAATACTTTGCAGGATTCTGCACACTTTCTCCTACAGAAATATCGCCAGCACAATGCACTATGACGTTGGGTTGAATTTCATCTAACCATAAAAAACTTTGTCGTGATACATAATCAGCATGTAAGAAACCATCCACACCTTTTAGTGTATGATCTCTGCGTTCTCTATCTATAATATAGATATGACAATTTTCAATTTTTTGTTTTAAATAACGAGAGATGTGGCTACCAATATAACCACATCCTCCGGTAATAACTATTTTCATTTGTAGTTTGCTTTTAATGTTTCTAATAGTTTAAATTGTTCATAGATTTTTGTCAATTCTATTTCGCCACCAATTGGATCTTGAATAAAATATTTTAGCTTTTCGTAATATGCTTTTTGTGTATACTGATAAAGCAGGATGGCGTGGTCGGGGTGTAATTCTTCCCACCACATCGCATCCTGCAAACATCTATACCAATCGTTTAGATCAATACTTAGATACATGTGTATGTCGACGATAGTCGGTGCTCATGCGTAACCATTGCTCACCATTGCCCTCAAGGATATCGCAAATACGATCAATGGTGCCGTTTGTCCAATCAGATATTCTACCCATATTATTGTGGGGTTGTGCCAATAGTGGACGGAGTTTGCCAATTGCGTCCGATATTGACCAAGGAACATACAGGCGTTCCGGATCATTCGCAAAGGTTTCGGGGAAACTTCTATAGGCAGGGTAGAGGACGTTACATCCCAAAGTGTCCGCTTCGCTAACAGTATTGCTAACCCAATCTTGAAGAGCACAATTAAACAATACACGGGTATCACTAAGAAGTTTATAATAATCATTTTTATCAAGGTCTTCATAAACTTTTAACTTTCCTTCTGCAACCAAGCGTTGTGTACGAGCCATGTAACTGCTATTATTGGATTTCAATTTACTGCCACTGAAGACACAAAATTCAACTCGAGGCCAATCATTGTAAGGCATTGCCTGCAGTCTGTAATATTCCTCGATCAGATCCATGTAAAAGTCTGGTTGCTTTTCTTGATCCCATCTGGCAGCGAAACCTACACGCATGGTGCGGTCTCTGAATGGAACTAATGCACCATCAACACGGCCGCGAACTTCTTCCTTGCCAAATGCAAGACCGCTGATGTTATAGATTGGTGCTCGCCATCCTGCCACTTTCATGTGCATGGCCATTTCCTCGTTTGACGCAAGGACGATGTCTGCAAAACTATCTACCATCTTTTCATAATGCCCCATCCATTCTTGCATGCCCCAGACATGTACAAAGTCATCAGGGTCAATACTCTGTGCAAGGCAACGAACGGCAATGCGAGGACGGCTACCAGGATCGCACTGCTGCATGATATAAGGTAAGCTCTCGATACCGGGTTGAAACATGTCTTCAAAGTAGACAACATCTTCATTGGTGACTTCTCCTTGTTGCATTAGTCGAACTAGATTCATCAACTGACTCATACCAAAGTATGTGCGGCCATGTGCGTCTAGTACTTGTCCTACATTGATTTTTTGACTTTTGTCTAGTGTTAATCCTGGAACAACACTATAGTCAATACCACGACGGC